CTCTCGATTGTCTTGTTCAACGCATTAATAGTTTCTGATGCTTTCTCTAAATCAGATTTAGATGCTTCATCAGCGTCCATCTTTGCTTGAATTAACTCTCTAGCTTGTTCAAGTGAATCAACCCCTAATTGTTCTGCTAACTCAGACTTAGCTCTCTTTACACCTTTGCTAAATCCTTTGTCAATCAGAGAATCAAGTTTTGATTGCGATAATACTACTTCATTATTTTCTGTCGCTTCAGTATTTTCGACATTTTCCGTGATTTGCTCGTCAGCCATATTGTTAACCTCTTAATTAAAAAAGTGTCCTAATATTAACATATTTTAGATATTAGCAAGTGCCTTTTCAATTTTGCTAATTATCTCGTCTATTTCCTTTTTGCTTAATTGCATAAAATCTCGTTTATGAATGTAGATGTTTTGATAAGCCTTTTTATTCTCATTGGAATCATCAAAGTATATTTTGACACTAGAACCTTTGGCTTTATGCGTCATTGACCTAAGCATATCTCCGGAAAACTCAAACATTGCTTCCTTGTTACGGCTAGATTTTAGTTGTCTGTATTTCGGAGTTAATGCTCTAAAGCGATTGCCTTTTTCATCAATGCCTTTCTTAACTCTTTTCTTTAGTGCTAGGACTGTATAGTTACCAGCAGTAGCAAATGCTTTATCGACTTTCCGCTCTATGTCCTTTTGTAAGCGATTCCAGTTGGGTTGTTTTCTTATCTTCATTAATCAACCTCATAACCTAACTCGATTGCTTCATCTCTAGTAATAAAGGTAAAGAAGTGTCTGCAATTCCACGCCCTCTCTGGTGCTGATTCTAATGCTTCCTTTTCTGCTGTGCTATAAGCTTTATTTGCTGTCAAGACACTTTCACAGAATGGTCTAGTTACATCATCAACATCATTACCATCATAAATCCAAACAATGTCTGGGTCATCTTTAAATGTTTCAGCCCTTTGGTTTAATGTGGCTTGGCGATAATCATTAACTGATGTATTAGCGTATGTCTTGGCATAGCTTAAATACTTAGTTCCAGCCAGTTCTTCTGATACAGCTTCTAATAAGTCTGCTTTGGTTTTACCGGCCAATAGATTGTTATAGAGTCCACGCTTGAGGGAGAGTCCAGCATCAATACCAATTTGTTCAATGCCTTTAATTTGTAATTCTTTAATCGCAGTTAGTCGTCTAACTTGTTCTTCTCCAAGTGTTTTTAATAATCCAGCTTCATCTAAGATTGCATTGAGTGATGCTTGTAAATCATCTAATGTATTAACATACCTTTGCATTAGGTCATAATAACCAGCTTCGGTAAGTATCTCTCTCCAGATAATATCGAATTGGACTACCTCATCAATATCAATAATAGTAGCTATTCTAGCTGTAGCTAGAGTATTAATCTTTTTGAATATGGATTCTAGTCGTTTGTCGAATTTGTTAATGATGTCATCAAGTTCTTCTTGGTTGGCATCAATTAGTTTCTTTAGACTCACAGTTTCTCATCAATCTGCGTAGTAATTGCTATATTAGCTGTCTTATTCAGCATATCATTTCTTGATGTTAGATTCATTGCTATCTCAGCCTTAGCTTCATCTTCAGTAAGGTCTGGATTAATCTTCATCAAAATATCAGCAGTATTAGTTAATCCCATATCAATCTTAGTTTGCTCAATAGCTAATTGCTCTTGTTCTGATGCTGGATAGTTAGGTTCAACGAAATCAACAAACATATCTCCATCACCAAGTGATTGACCATAGACCTCAGATACAGTTTTAATCAAGCTAAATAAGTCTTGTTCATAAGATTTAAAGTCTTGCTGTTGTTCTACTGTGAATCTATCTAGTTTAAGATTCTCCATCTGCAATGCAAAGCCAGATGATACTGAACCAGTCATTCTGAATTGACTAGGACTAATGCCATAATTAACAGCAATATTATTTGCTAGGTCTTGTGCGACTTTATGTAATTGGTCGTAATTTGATTGTAGGTCTAGGACATCTATCTCTGTATTTTGTCCAGTTAATGTTAGGATTGATAATGGGTCTAATACTTGACCAAGTAGTTCTCCCACATTGTCGCCTTTACCAACTAATTGTTTGAATGATTGAGTCTTAATAATGTGATTTAAGAATGTTAAATGGACAGCCATATCGATTGTGCCACCGGTTAAATCATCACCAGTAAACATATCCCAGAATGTTTCATCTCTCCAGCCGTTATGCAAAAATACGAATGGTAGCGTTCCAAATGGATTGACCATTTCTTCGTTATCTTCTACTGGAACAATCTTATCTTCTCCGCCCTCTTTGTCGATATAGTAATGTTCTTCATCAGACCAATAAGCCCAACGCTCTCTTTTCTTTTCTACCATTTCAACAAAGTATTGAACAGATTTGACTTCCCCCTGAGAATATTCAACCTCTGTATTATGTGGGAGTCTAAGCATTATCTTAGGCATCTCTTTCTTATCGTCCCAGCTAACTTGTATTAGCAAATCATTAAATGCGTTCATATAACGATTCGCTTGAGCCATAGTCTTGTTGATTCTTAAATCTTGGTATAGTTCAGCTACAGCTTCGTTATCGAATTGTCTATCAACACCAAATGAATAGACATTACTGATTGCATTAACAACCTGCTTGTAGATATTGTAGTTATCGTTAATCTGGACATCTAATTTGAGTTGAGCAAATGCTCTGTATAACTGACCAAGCTTGTGAATGACTTGCTCTCTGTAGTTATCGTTATACATATCATAGCGAAGCTTAAACTTCTCTAATCTGTTTTTGGTAGTTGGGTCGATACTTCTAATATCGTTCTTAGTGTAGTGATTAATAATCATAATGCGTAGTTAGCTCGTAGTTCTTTTTGCTTAATTAGTCTATGTTCGTGTTCTAAGTAATAACCCACACTATCACTAGCATGGCTCAAGTCTTGGTTTGACTTATCTACTTCGCCCTTATCATTATATGACATCTGTTCCAAGTCGTTTATTAATTCTACATTACGGGAACATATCGCAATACTAACAGAACCATTACCATTTTTCAACATAGAATTGAAAACATTTATTCTATCTTGCACTCTTGGGTTTGCAGTTTTAATTTTAAACTTAGACCAACCAGCGTTTCTAATTATGTCATAGTTCGTCTGTGCTGTCCCTTGCGACCTCGATTTACCAGACGCATCTCCATATATTGTAGCTTCGTATAGATAGTCGCCCAGATACCCAAATTTGTCTTTGAGATATTCAATCGAATCAACAACTGGCGAGTTTTTCTTAATAGCGTTATCAATAACATAAACAACCCCTCCTATTTCTTGAATTAAAAATACTGCGTTATATGGATTAATGTTGAAATCCCAGCTAATCATCAATGGATAGTTTTTATTGATTGGCATATCAGCAATGATGTGTAGCTCTCTGTCAAACTGGTGATAGACTTGAGAACCATTAACATTAACAAACTCTCCCATAAGATATTGTTCTAATAGCTTCTCATCATAATCTTCTTTTAGCGTTTCAATATAGCCTTCTGGAAGATATGGGTTATCCATAGTCTTAGCTTTAATTAACTTATAACTTGGATTAGCGTGTTCAACAAATCTGGAATAGAACCATTTAAAACCTTCTGGAGTTCCAACAGTATCTACTTGATTAGGCTTTCCATCTGGTAATGGACTTCTGTTTCTAGCTAATATTTGCTTAAAGGCTTTATCCATCTTGCTTTTTGGCAATATGTCGCACTCATCAATTAATGAATAACCAACTTCAAAACCAATTATCATTTCTGGCTCTGACATATTCCTAAAAATAATCGTACCATATTCTTGTATAGTTAGCTCTTTGTCTGATTTGTTTAATCGATAAAACAATCCTAGCTCATCACATAACTGCGGAAACTTATCAAATGCTATATCTCGGATATGACCATAAGTCGGCAAATAATATGCAACCTTAACAGACGGATATTGCATCTTTTTAATGATTGTTTTAAGAACACCAGCATAGGATTTACCAGCACCGAAACCAGCAACAAGACCAGTAGAGGGAGAATTAGATTTTATAAACTCTTTTTGATGTGGGAGAACACCAACTTCTTTAATCATCTATAAGCTTAATGCCAGTAACAATATTGCTCTCTACTTCTTGCTTCTCAACATAACCACGCTTTTTGCCTTTAGTCTTTAAATAGAATATTGTTGATGTTGGCACTTTATCTGCAATCTGTTCGTGTAATGATGACTCAGCAAAATCAATAGCCATATCATCAATTAAAGCAACTTCTTTAGCATATTCCTCGTCATCTTTTAGCCAGTCGTAATGTGTCTTTCTACAGATACCAACATCTTTACAAGCTTTACTCACAATACCAAGACTGCTTTCTAATGCTTCCAACATTGCCTTCTTTTTTATTTTCATTTTTAATACTGTTTAGTTTTGTTTATTTTAACCACAATATTGAGGTGATTTCTAGCTCTTTGCTTTTGTTGTTCCGTTAGTGTATCAGTATATTCTAATAATTTATCTTTATTCTCAAAATACAATCTAACAACCTTAGCGTTAATTACCCCTTGTATATGGCTATATTTCCCTGACATCTAATGTAACTCGCCCACCTTTTATCACTTCCTCTCTGGAAATAACAATGCAATCTATCTGGCAATCATCAACCCAGACTTTACCAGTTAGCGAGTCTAATAGAATCTTCAAGTAGTTGTCAATATCTCTTTTACGCTTATCTGGCATAAAGAGTTTAATAGTTACGATAAATTTACATTCTCTAGGCTTTAAACTGCCAAGAATCATATTAATCCTATCTTTGTAATCTCTGCCTTCCTTAGAAATGATATTAGTGCATATCTTTCCTCTAGGGATAGCTCTATAACAAGCATTAACACTTGGTGGAAATGGCAAGTTAAATTGTTCTCTATATTTTCTCATTTATATTTCTAAAAATATGTGCAATAACATCTACAGTCCAGCCATTGCCTAATTGTTTGTAAATAGCACTATCACTTAATTCCAGGCCATCAAAATAATAATCTGGAACAGTTTGTAATCTTGCAGCTTCTAATGTAGTTACTTTTCGATATGCAACTGTTGGTTGTGTTGATACAGTAATAATTTCTGCTTTATTATCTTCAAATGCAATCCTACCAATCCTTTGAATCTTCAATCCGTCTGGTCTAGTTACTAATATCCTTCTTTCTTTATCCCATTTAAATTTAAAGTTATTGATATATTTAGAATCACCAAGTAATTGTTTAATTTTGCCTCTAATGTAATCATCATTAAAAATTCGATATTCAATATATTTTTCTGCAATATCTTTCAGCAATATGCCTTTATCTTTTGGTTGTTTTACATGTGGAATATTTGTCCAATAAAGTCTATTTCTAGATTGAGCAGATACTAATGCTGAATTGATTTTTATTGGTTTAACACCAAGATAATCGCTAATAATATCTTGATATTCTCTTTTCATAACTACATTTTCCAAAAGATAGTATTTTGGTTTAGTTTCTTTAAGCAGCCTGACATATTCAAAAAACAATTTAGAACGCTCATCATTAAAGTTAAGCTGCTGACCAGAAAATGAAAATCCTTGACACGGACTCCCACCAATCAATAAATCTATATTTGGTAAATCATCTGCAGAAATATCAACAACTGATCCTAATTGCTTAGTATTTGGATAATTCTTTTGCGTTACTTTAATCGCATTTTTATCTATTTCACTAGCAAAGTATTGATCAACTTTTATTCCGACCCTTTCTAAAGCAATCTGTCCACAAGATATACCATCAAATAAACTTAAAACATTCATTCTTTTATCACCAGATTATCTTCTTTGCCATAGTAATTAGCTATGCCATATATCGCCCAATGTATCGTTGGTTTATCCTGCTTAATTCGATAATTTAGCGTGTTAGTAGTTACTCCCAGCATATCTGCTACTTGTTCTTGTGTTAATCCAAGTTTTTTTATCTCAAATTTAATGTCGTGATATTTTAGTTTCATAATAATCCCTTATCTAAAAATTGACCATAAGTCATGCCTTCTTTTTCCCAGTATTTTCTAATGTGATATTTAGTTGCTGGAGATACTAACCTTCTGTTAAAAATGTTTTTCATATAGGCAATACAAGCATCTCTACCTTGTGATTCAGCTTTATCCCATAGTCCAGCATAATCAATCTGTTTATATTCAACTCTCTTTGGTTCAATATGACTAGCAGATTTAAGATAAGACATAAATTGGTCTATACTTGGTCTTTTCTGATCATAATCAACAGAGTTCTTGTAGTTATCAAACGCTTTCATAATGTTTTGGTCTGATAGTTGATTCTCATCAAACTTTTGCAACTCCATTGCCCAGATGTTTCTTTCAGCTTCTTTATCTCTCTGGTCATCTCCCCATCTGCGTTGGAATCTTAATTCCATATATCCAAGAATATATTGTGCTTTAGCTTTATAGTTCATCATCATCTCCAAAAGTTAATAATGGGTTTTTTATCATTTCACTAGCCATCTGTGAATGTGATAGTTGTTTCTTTTCTTTGTATGGACTAATCCAACCCCGCTTTAAATAATTTCTAAATCCAGCATCAAAATCTTTAAATGGTTGTTTTCTATTTCTT